ATGTAGTTGTTACTGAAGGTATCTTGGATTCCCACATTGGTGACAACACAGTTGATGGAACTGCAGGAAACACAATTACAGACAGAATCGCATCAGCATCACAAGATCTTACAGATCACGAAAATGCTACAGAGGCACACGGTGCAACTGGTGCGGTAGTTGGAACAACAAACGAGCAGACACTAACTAACAAGACAATTTCTTATGCAGACAACACACTTACAGTTCAGGTTGCAAATGTTTCAGACCTAACAGCGACTGCATCAGAACTCAATGTTCTTGACGGAATCACTGCAAGCACAGCAGAACTTAACATTCTTGATGGCGTAACAGCTACAGCATCAGAGCTAAACCTTCTTGACGGAGTGACTGCAACTACGGCTGAACTTAACTATGTTGACGGAGTAACCTCTTCAATCCAGGATCAGCTAGATGAAAAGGCACCACTTGCCTCTCCAGCACTAACTGGAGTGCCAACTGCACCGACTGCAGCAGCAGGAACTAATTCTACACAGGTTGCTACAACAGCCTATGCAGATGCGGCAGTAGCAGCAATTGTGGATGGTGCACCAGCACTTCTAGATACTCTAAACGAGTTGGCAGCAGCACTTCAGGATAACCCAGATGTAATTTCTACTATTCAGGAAACTGCAGCAGGCAAGCAAGATGCTCTAACTGCTGGTGCAAACATTGACATCACAGATGACGTAATCTCCGTAACTGGACTAGACACTGCTGACGTAGCAGAAGACTCCTCCAGACTTTACTTCACTGACACTCGTGCAAAGGATGCAGTTGCTGCAGCTCTTGGCGACGGTATTGAGTATGAGACTGGATCATTTAATGTTCAGGTTGGCGAAGGTCTAGAAATTGGTGGCGGAACTGGTAACGAAATCGTAATCAACCGCACAACTGTAGATACTTGGTACGATGCAAATGGAGCAGCAGCTCAGGCTCTTTCGGATGCCGAAGATTATGCAGATGGTCTTGCAGGTAACTATGAAGCAGCAGGAACAGCACAGGACCTCATTGACCTACTTGACACAGATGACATTGAAGAGGGTTCAACAAACCTTTACTTTGAAGATTCACGTGCAAAGGCATCAGCAGCATCACTTCTAACTGGAGCAAGCCTAACCAACATCACCATTACTGGTGACGAGAATGGCCTAACCATTACTGCAGAAAACGGCGTTGCAGACTCTGACACTGACGACTTGACTGAAGGAACAAACAACCTGTACTTCACAGATGAGCGTGTAATTGATGCAATTGACAATGCAGTAATTAACCCACAGGCCGTAGAGGTCAACATGGTTGCTCGCCAGGTTGCTTCAACCCTTGAGGCAGCTACCGCAGGTATTCAGGTTGGACATTCATTTGCTAAGGCAGATTACCGTTCAGCAGAATTCCTTGTAAAGGTTGCTTATGGAACCCACACTGAAATCTCTAAGGTTCTTTTGACCCTAGACACCTCAGACAACATTGCAATTACTGAGTATGGAATTGTTGGAACCAATGGTTCAGCATCATCAATTTCTGCAGACGTATCTGGCGACAACGTACGACTACTAGTAACAACTTCTAACAATAACTCTACAGTTACTGTTATGGGAACTTTGCTAGTATAATTAAATTAAGACAAGAGGGAGTGGTAGTAAATGGCTACAACAGATAAAGACTTTAGGGTCAAGCATGGACTAAGTGTTGCCCAAGGCGGTGCATTTGGCGGTGCAGTTACAGTAGGAACCCCTACAGATGCTGATCATGCAGTAACCAAGTCATATGTTGATGCTCTAGTTGGAGAGGTTACTCTTCCAGTAGAACCTACCCCTCCCTCTTCTCCAGTAAATGGAGAAATGTGGTTTGACACACTAACACAAAGACTTAACGTATATTACAGTGGATCATGGCTAACTATCGCTACCATCGATGACACTCTAAGCATACCTCAACACATCCACGACACATCAATTGATGGATCTGGTCTAATTGTTTCCACCTTTACTTCTGGTGGAAGCTTTAATAGCCCACAAGGATCTCCAGTTGATGGTGGTGGTCCAGAAACTACTGAATGGGCACTAGTGCTTGACGGTGGTTCAGCAGCAGACAATTTTAACTAAAACAGCGGTATAATTAAACAGTACGGGAAAACCCCATAACAGGAGAGTAGATTAATGGCAACTAGAATGCAGCAACGCAGAGGAACTGCGGCTCAGTGGACAGAAGCTGATCCAATTTTGGCAGCTGGTGAGATCGGTTTTGAGACCGACGAGGGCAAGCTTAAGATTGGTGATGGTACCAACACTTGGTCAGATCTACCATACTTTGTTAACGAGACTGGTCTTGGTGGAAGCCTAGACGGGCTAGCAACGGAAGCTTACGTTGACTCTGCCGTATCCTCTCTTGTTGACTCTGCACCTGGTTTGCTAGATACCCTTAATGAGCTAGCTGCTGCTATTGGGGATGACCCAAATTTCCTTACAAATGTCGTGGCAATAGAGAAGAAGACCACCACTCAGTGGAATGCAGACACAACTGCAATTGCAGCTGGAACTCTTGCCTATGACACCACTACCACATTCTTTAAGATTGGTAATGGAACCAGTACTTGGTCAAACACTCCTTTTATGTGGAATGGAACCCAGGTATCCACACATGTTCAAAATGAGATAGCTACATTGCTAGGAACTTCTGCTGTCTTTTCTGGAACCGTATCTCTTCCTACAAACACAACCCTAGACGGAACAAATCTAAGGGGTCAGATAACTGGCCTATCTGACGATGTGTCTGATCTACAGACAGCATCCTCAACAGCTGCAACTCAAATCGGTAACCTAGAGACAGACGTTGAGAATTTGCAAACAGCCTCTGGTGATCTAGATCAGGAAATCTCAAATGTTGCAGGAGATGTAGCAACCTTGAGGTCAGACGTAGATACCCTACAGTCTGATCTAGCAACTGCAAACTCGGACATCGCAGCTTTGGAGACTAGTGTTGGAACTGCAAACACAAACATCTCAAATCTTCAGACTGATGTAACTACTCTTCAGGGTGATCTGGATACTGCTGAGTCAAGCTTGGCATCCGTAGTGTCTGACTTTGATCTGCACGATTCCAAAACTACAAATGTCCACGGCATTGCTGACACATCAGTTCTGGCCACTGACTCAGAGGTATCAGCAGCTCAGACTAACGCACAGACCTATGCAGATGGTATTCTTTCTACACACACAGCAGACACTACAAATGTCCACGGTATTTCTGACACGGCCCAGCTAGCATACAAAAATGCAGCAAACCAAACATTTACTGGAAACATGGAAGTAGACGGAAACTTGGTTGTAGATGGAGACCTAACCGTTAACGGTACAAACTTTAGTGCAAGTGCAACATCCATTGTTATTGAAGATAACATCGTACAGCTTGCACATCAGAATGCTGGCAATACAGTTGACCTAGGTATTATAGTTGGATATAACGATGGTGCAGCTAAGCATGCAGGTCTCGTTAAGGACGTATCTGACTCAGGAAAGTGGAAGCTATTCAAGGGTGTAACTACAGAGCCAACAACTACTGTTGACTTCACTCAGGGGTCTCTTGACGACCTATCTGTAGCTGGTCTTGTAGCAACTTCTGTAACAGCTACCTCAGCAACTGTTGGCGGAGTAGCATTCACCGACAAGGCAGATAAGACAGCAACTATCAACACTATGTCTGGTAGCCACACAGTAGTGCTTGCAGATGTCAACAACATTCGTGAAATGTCTAACGGCGGAACCTTCACGATCCCAGCTGACAATGCTTTCTGGCCAGTCGGACAGCGTGTTGAGGTCGTTCAGACAGGAGCCAGCCAGGTCACAATTGGCGGCGGTGCAGGAGTAACCATCAATGCGACTCCAGGACTTAAGCTACGTGCACAGTGGTCTGGAGCAACAATTATTAAGAGAGCTGCAAATACATTCGTTGTGCTTGGCGATCTTGCTGTATAATATTATTAATAAATAGGGAGAACTGAATGAGTACAAGAAGGTCTGGCGATAAGGGTGTCAGAAAGGTAAACGTACCTAACCTGTCTGGAATGACAAGAACACAATACCAGGCAGCACTGACGGCTGTTGGACTTACGTTCTCAGAAACACCTTCTACAACTGGTGATAGCGGTCTTGATCAAAGAATCGTTAGCCAAGGTACTGCAGCAGGAACAGTAGTTAATATTGGAACGTCAATTGCAGTAACCTATAATCAATACGTTTATCCAGGCTTCTCCCACTACGGTGGCTTTTCTCACTACGGTGGTTTCTCACACTACGGTGGTTTCTCACACTACGGTGGTTTCTCACACTACGGTGGCTTTTACCATGGATTCTATCATGGCTTTGGTCACTATGGTGGCTTTGGTCACTATGGTGGCTTTGGTCACTACGCTGGATTCTATCATGGCTTTGGATTTGGTTCAAACTGGCTAGAGTCAATTGGAAGCAATACTGGAGTTCTAACAGTTAATGGTAGAGTCCCAGCCTCAGCTCTATCCGTTGGTGACAAGCTTCTTTCAGTCAGATCTGCACAACTTCCAGAGGGTTTTGTTCCTACAAACTGGCAGGTCCCAGACTTTTCTGTGGACGAAGTCGTTGAAACTGAAATTGTTAGCATCACAAGCAGTCTATCCGACAGGGCATACGTAGTGAACTCCGATGTATACTCTCCAACACACTATATATTGGTAAAAGATGGCGAGTCATCCAGATTCCTACTTCCATCTCAGATAACGACTGAAATGTTTGTATACTCTTATAATAGTATGGACTGGACTCCAGTGCTTTCTGTAGAAGAGATCAGCTACATTGATATGGTTTACTCTATAAACTGCGAACCATACGATATGTTCTTTACTGAAAATGCATTGGTGTTTGACCACACACCATCTTCTAGCGGAGAGGTATAAACTCTTTCATGGCACGAATGCCAAATAATGAGTACATGCCAGACTATAGCAATGAGAAGGCTTTGCATAAAAAAGAGCTAGCCTCTCTAAATCCAGAAAATGAGTCTGGGTCATCTCCATTGCTTATATCTTCTCACGTCGTAGATTGGACAGAAAAATATGCCAAGCTGGCAACTGTCGATATTGACTGGAGCAAATACCCAGGTGTACAAATAGACTGGCAAGCAGAATATGAAGATGATGATGACATATGGATTCCAGAGAATAGATGGACTCATGAAGTAGTTCGTAAGCCTGTTCAGATTTCAGAAGACACCTATGCGGTGTATCTAGATGCCGATGCCTACATAAAAAAGCTCTTAAAGGAATATAATGATCCAAAGACTGACACTAAGTTTGTAGACGCATACATTGCTTTTGTTACTAGAACTCTTTATCGCTATATTGAGGAAGATTCAGAAAATATTATTGTTAATAACGAAGAGATTATACCTCAAACCTACAGCTGGATTCAGAGATGGATGCCAAAGTATCCTTGCAAGATACACTATTGGTCCGATGAGTCAATAGAGAAGGCAACACATATTCACATAGAGCCAGGAACCATAGACTGCTCTGATGAAAACATTTCTAGATTCTCTGTACCATTTATGGTAAAAAGATCAATAAAGGATTCTTTTGCCTATATTAAGCACGACTCTCTGATATACTATATTCGTATAGAAAAGGTGTAATATGAAGAGAAATAAGAATGTAATAACTTTTATCCCAAAGCATCAGTTTGTACCTGCATATGCTCCTAAGCCAGATCTAATGTCAAAGAATCTGCCAGCATGGTGGAGAAAGCAAGAACCATATACTGGCGGTACGAAAGAAGTTTTTAATGGACAATATAACGAGACAGTAAAGAAGTGCCCAGGGATATTAGATCTCTTGGTTTCTGGTTACCTCCTTAAGACTCCCTGCGATATTTATGTAGACACTACTGGAGAAGAAATAGTATTTGACGTAGCTACAAATCATAGAGACTCTGTGAGCATGCACACTAGACAGCAAGTTTCGGGATGGACTTTTGATAGAGATTACTATATGGACGATGTGTTTAGGATACACCCAATGTGGGTTGTTGGCACTAGTGATGGATACAGCACTCTGTTTGTTCATCCATCCTTCCAAGATGATCTGCCTTTTAGAGTAGTACCAGCTATTATAGATACTGATAAGTATATATCGGATGGACCATTTTCTTTGTTGTTTAAAAAAGGATTTAAGGGAGTTATCGAGCAAGGAACTCCACTTGTTCAGTGCATACCGTACCTGAGAGAAGAGCACACGATGGAAATACTAGATAAGCCAGACCTTAAGAAGCTAGATTCTTTGCCAAAAATATTACGGTCAAAATTCGGCGGTGCTTACAAAAAATTTTTCCAAACAAAGAAGGTTTTTAGATAATGGATAAGAAAGCAGATAAGTATAAAAACATTCCTCCGATGGAAGACCTGAAGGTCCAATTCTGGACATCCACAGCCTACATGGAGACAACTCCGTCTCCAGAGCCTGCCATAAACAATTTGCCAGCTTGGTGGAAGGATAGACCACTTTATCAATTTCACAACAATATAAATGAGCTTTCTGTCCATAATGACAAGGGTGCAGACCAGGCAGCAATTAGTGTTAAGCACTGTATGCCATTTTTTGATGCGATAACTGCTGGATATCACTATCTCCTGCCAACAGACATTCACGTGTCAAAAACAGATGATCCAAACAAGCCGCTTATCACTTGGGACGAAACAAAAGCTCGTCCAATTGAGATGAGAGGTCACATAGAGCTTCCCGTTCCATCTGGATGCTATCCAATTCACTTTGTATGGGATATGCGTTGGGGGACAAAGTTGCCAGACGGCTGGTCTGTGATGATTACCCATCCTATCGATAGGTATGACCTGCCATTTTTTACTATGACTGCAATTCAGGATTCTGACAGATGGTTTACTGGAAATGTGGTAACATTTTTCTTGAGAAAAGATTTTGAGGGTACAATCCCAGCAGGAACACCAATTATGTCACTTATACCAATTAAGAGGGCAAACTGGGAGATGGAAGTTGACCACTCACTACAAAATGAAGCAGTATGGGATCTAGAGAGAAAGAGAAACTACCTCTATGGATTCTATAAGAAGCACCGCTGGATAAGGAAGAAGTATAGATAATGGAAAAGCATGTAAACACTTATGGCGATGCAAGTCAGCCAAGCACAAGCAGGTCTACACAAAAGCATAAGTTTTTTGATAAGTTTTTAGATAATGATCTTAAAGACCTTGAGGCATTCTTGCTAGAGCAATATAGAAGAATTTCTATTGGAGAAATCTTAAAGGCAAGAAATACCGAGACCCCTTGGGATTCTTCTGGTAGTGTAACTACTATGCAGTGGAACAACTACAACGCTTTTCAGTTTTACCACCCTGGCGTTCACAACCTGTTCTCTGCTGTTAAGGACATGACGATGGAAGCGTGTGACTACTATGGGCTTGACTTTAAGAAAGAGCAGTTTATGGTCCAGGGTTGGTTTAACGTAAACTTTAACCATGTAGGAAAGCTTGACTGGCATGAGCATGGCGGTGATGGTGCACCATTCTTCCACGGATACTACTGTATTAAGGCTGAGCCATCTATTACTCATTACCGTGTATTCGAAAATGAAATTGAAAATCACAATAAGAATAACCGTGCAATCTTGTCAGAAACGGGCCACCCTCACGCCATGGGCGACTGGGATTGGGACGGACCAAGAATTACCCTTGCCTACGACGTAATTCCGCTAAGACTCATTCCTAGAGAGTGGGAGCAGCACTGGATTCCTTTGGTATAGAGGTAGTTAGTAATGCTAGACTTTTTGCCATACCTACTCCTAGCTTTAATTATAACTTCTGTAATTGCTCTGGGGCACAAGTATCATGTAGACACAAAGTCTACAATAGAAGAACTTACAAAAGATAGAAATCTTTATCAGAAAATGGCTTGGCAGGAAATTGAGGCTAGAGAAAAATTTCTTAAAACTCAAAAGACCGTGGTGTTAGAACACGAGTATGCGATACGAGATCTTGTAGAAAAAGCTATTGATATTAGAAATTTTGCACAAGAGCTCTCAGAGACTTCAAACACAGAAAGCAAAATCCTTTTAGAAAAGTTTGACTTCTTGCCAAGATATGAGGACATGATCTCTAAAAAAGACGATCGTCCATTAAGAAATGGCAGTCCACCAGGCGTTGAGAGAAGGTTTTAGCAGTGATTGAGGTTAGAATAGATAGTCACTGTCAGGCTTGGGGACAGTGCGTCTTTGACTCACCAAAAGTTTTTGATCTAGAAGATGGTGAGAGGGTTAGATGGAGGTATTTAGCAGAAGACTCGCTGCTAGATAGTTTAAAAAGGGCAGAAAGAAATTGTCCAAATCGAGCAATCTCATTAGTTGAAAACTACGATGGCTAGCTATGAAAATCGGAATATACGCTATAGCAAAGAATGAATCTAAAAATTTAGACGGATGGTTTAAAAATATTAGCAATGCCGATTATGTCTTGATATTGGATACTGGTTCTGTAGATAATACCGTAGAGAAGGCAAGGTCACTAGGCATTAATGTTTTTGAGGCACATCTCAGTCCGTGGGACGAGGCAAGGGCTAAAAATATAGCCATGTCGTTGCTTCCAAAAGATTTAGATTTTTGTATTTCTTTAGATTTAGATGAGCATGTGTCAACTCCAGAGTGGAGAGATAGTTTTTTTGATAGCATGCAACCTGGGATATATTTAACATCTTCTATAGGGCTAGACGGCATAAACAAGTTTGATAGGCTGGTAAGAAATGTCCACCCTAGGTCTGGCTACTATTGGAAAAACTTTAGGTCGGAGATAACCCCATATCCCAAATATACAAATTTAGCAAAAGACCCACTTCTCGCCATCAAGACAGATGCAGTGAGTGGTAATCAGGAGAGATATAGCCACAATGATCCGCTCTATGTTCAGTCCTTCTTAAATCAGGTTTTAATGCTGGAGGAGGAAAGAAAGAACAACGGAATAAAGAAACAACTTGCGTTAGCACACCTAGCATTGTCATACTACGAAATAGAAGACTATAGCTCTTTTGAGAACATGTATATGGCCTTTTCTAGAGGAGCCTCTGAGCTCTCAGCAGGAGAGTCCGAAGGAAGGTTCTCAGAGCTATTAGACTATGCCATGGCAATGGTTTCTCCAGAACTTGCTGAAGAGAAGTATCGAAGTTGGATATGGAGCTCTTCTACCCCAACAGTTCCAATATCTAGATTAATAATGTTTTTAACACTTACAAGAAGGTACGATGAGGCTATTCAAATATGGGAAGATCACAGGGGTAGGTTAGAGTCTGAAACTGATAAAGATAATTCGGAAGATCGTACTGACACAAAATTTTTCTTTAGCGACATAGTATTTAGGGCTATAAATAGTTGCCTGGAATTTTGTAAAGATCGTAACATATCCGAAAATGGCTTAGAGGATATTATCTCTGTATATTCTCATATTGGCTGGGGCAAGCCGCACAAAGACTTAGCTCTAAAGGCAATAGATTATGGTAAACTATAAGGTATGTCGTCCCCATCTAACTTGTATGCTGAAAAAATCTTTTCAGAGCACCCAATAGCCTTCTGGGCCTTGGACGACGTGTCCGACTACATATCTCTAATATCGGAAGCACAAAGAGACATGTCTGATGGATGGGAAGTCATAAATGGAACGGTCTCAGAAGATCTACATGTTATAGATGAGCCATTTCCAGATAGCATCACTTCTAGAGTTTCTGGATCATTGTCTGAGCAAGACTTTTCTGTAGAATGCATAAGTCCAGACATTATATCCCTAGACGACTTAGACAAAAATCTATCAAGCTTTTCAATCGGAGCCTTTGTATACGCAGATACAGAGTATATAAGCGGATTCGATATTGGGTATGAGTACTTTGATACTGTGAGTGGAGAGACTGTTAGGGACATAAAGTTTTTTTCTACTGAGATTTATAAGAGCTGGATATTCCTGTCAGATACCTTTAATCCTAGACCACAAGATACTAATATTAGGATAGTCATTGGTGCTAGATTTTTCGCTGCCCCATCAGATACTGTGTATGACTTCCTGGTAAATGGAATAACTTTGGGCCAATGGTCCGAAGAATTTAATGCATCATCTCTAGGGGTTACCCCACAGAGCATAGACGCAGACATATTTGGTGCAGCAGGAATTAAAGGTATACCAGCAAAATCTTATGGATTGCAGTCCTTAGACGCATACTACCTTGTTAGACGAAATACTCTGGCTGCAAAAAACTCTAGTATCCCAATGGTTTTCGGTGGATCAAACCTGACAACGCTTCAAAGGTCTGGAAATATCCCGTCATTAATAGTTCCATCGCTAGGGTTTTTAAACGAATCTGGCAAGCACAAAGAGTATAGTTTAGAGTTTTGGATGAGGGTAGCTCCAGATACTAGCGAAGAAAAAAGAATTGTTGGAAATATTCGTGGTGAAGATGGACTATATGTTAATGGACCATTCCTATCTCTGAAAGTGGGAGACAATGTAATTAGGCATTTTGTTGGTGAGTGGTACAGACCAATGCTTATACACGTAAGATATTCATCTTCAGAAATAAGCCTACTAATCAATGGAGAGCAGGTTGGCCAGGTATTCATAGATTCAGAAAACATAGTATTCCCAGACAAATACTCATCTACTTTGTTAGATAATGACTGGATTGGATTTTACCCACATGATGACGTATTTCCATTTGAGATAGACGCTATTGCTATATACGGATACAAGGTCCCCAACCAAGTAGCCAAAAGACGCTTTGTATATGGACAAGGAGTCGAATTTCCTGAAAACATTAACAACGCCTATAGCGGTAGCTCGATTTTTATAGACTACCCGTTTTCTAAATATTCAAAAAATTATTCATATCCAAAAATAGGCAAGTGGAATAAAGCAACGTATGACAACGTGCTGGTTCAAGGAAATTCGATTGGCTTTCCAGAATATCAAAAACCAAGAGCAGTTTTTAACAATAGGACAGAACTAGAGTGGTTACAAGGCCTAGAGTCTAGTCAGAATGAGCTAGAGTCTTTTATATCTCTTAGGCCATCAACAGAGTGGCAAAACTCTCAGGGACATTTACTTGTAGACAATCTAACAATTGATGCTACAGTGCCAAAGATGTTTTATGCAATTTGTAAAGAAAAGGAACCCTCATCTCAAAATCAAACAATATTTATGATAGAGGATGCTGCCACTCAATCATATTTTGAGATAGTCATCACCCCAAGCACTATTGACTATATTGTCGGCTCTGCAACTGGACAGACTATAGTAGCGTCTAAAACAAAAGAGTTTGACGGTGTGGGAGAGAAATTTATTATTGGTGTAGATATATCTAAGTTTTCTAATTATTATGGAGGAGAGGCAGCTCAGTTTTTTGGAAAACTTGCATCATCATCCATATATGTAGGTGGCAGAAAAGACTTTACGAACACATTCTCTGGAAACCTTTATGGAATAGGGTTCTGTTCAAGCAAGAATGCATATAAGCTGTCTTCTGCAGTGTATTTTGACGGAACAATATTGCGAGACGAGTTTATTGATGCAAACTATATCCAGCAGTTGATAGACGCTGGAGAGGATGTTACTTCTGGTGCAGTGTTTGACTTTACTTATGATGGCGGAACGTTTGGGTCATATGCTCAATCTGTAATTAATGGTCATATGGCAAGCTACTATATCTCTGCACAAGAAACCCTTTCTGGCTTCCAGCTTGGCGTGGGGTCAAGCTCTTACTGGGAAGACTATATCCCACTTTCAGTATTTGCAAAAAACTCTTTAGACTCAAGAGGAGACGAGCGTCTAGATCTAGACTTTATTCAGTTTAATATCAATTATCCAGCACCGTCAAAGTTCATAAAAGAGGAAACCGCTGGAAGCTGGTCATACGAAGAGCTAGAGGCAGAGTACTCCGTTCCCGTGCAAAGAAAGTATACGTCACTAGATAATAGCTTGTTTACTGGTTTTGATAGCTACGATGATCTAAAAAATAAAGCGGTAGATACATATAAGTATGACACATCTAACTCTATAGTAAGAACGTATGTTACTTTTCAGTTACTTGCGGATGGAGCAAACACCCCACTGTCTTCGTATTCTCAGTTTGAGCTAACCCCAAAAAGCGGAATTATATCTCCAGAAGATGGGTGGCTAACCACAGCCTATGAGGTAGTGGACGGTGTGATCATCTACCCACCACAATCAGTAAGTTTTGAGGATTTGGCACTTGTTACCCACATAGAAATGTCTTCGCCAAACGTATCTGACTCACCTATTGAGATTAAGACTTTAGAGTACGCTTCGCTATCACTTTCGGATACGGGGCCAACCCCAATTGGCACCAGGTTTGGAAATGATATATTCCCCTATAGAAAAGATGGGTTCTATTTTACATACAAGACAAGGAACCCATTTTCAATATACAAAAAGAGCACCCCATACCTATACTTGACCCGTGACAGCGGTATAACGATTAAGGGTCAATATGACCCAGTAGTAAATCGTGGTATTTCTGTGCCAATTAACTCAGAGTCATCTAATGATTATAAGGTGATAGCTATGCAGCTATCTATGAGGTTTGACCAAGACCTTTTCCCATTTGCACCAACCCAAATATTTGAACTTCAGAGCAAAAGTTCTTACATTAGGGTGTATATGGTAGCAGCTCACCCATCTGGTAAAAGAGCTAGACTATATGCGATAAACGAAAAGGGTAAGCTAGAGAGTGGAATTGCTTTTTATGTGAATGGAAAAATTGTTAAAGATCCATACATCACGACAAAAGAGTGGTCTATGCTTGGAATCAGCTTTGCCAATGCTCAAGATTTTAGTAACTATAGTGGTGCTTTTAGAATTACAGGCCCACTAACAGTAAACAATATATCATATTATAAATCTACTAACTTGCAGCAGGTCCAGTCTGAAGTTTTTAGACCATGGTTTAAGGTTAAGAGGGCAGGGTCTCTAATTCTAGATTGGAATTACTGGAATGCCCTTCCATATCTTTGGGGAGGGGAAAATAGCGTATTGGTTATTAGCTCCATTAGCTCTTACGGAATAAACCCATCTGACGTCTATAAAGCATATACTGGAACAAATAAGATTATTATTGATGATGGAGAGGAAATAGTCTTTGGTGACTATGCCTATACAGCCTACAACGATGTGTCTTGGATATCCAATATTAAAAAACCAGTATAGTATGGTATACTGGTGGTTATGAAACTACAAAATCCTAATGAAATTGGTAACTCTAAGATAACTGTTTTAGATAAGCAGTATGATTGGGGTATTTATTTTTGGAAAAAGGCTAACGGCAAGCCTTTTACAGATGGAAATGGCAGTGTTTTGAACATTCCGTCCCATAGGGGTGACCAGATCCAAATCGCTAAACTAGTACGAGAAGCAACTGCTCTTGGTCACGGAGATGGCTCATACGAGTTTATGCCTGGAGTTTCCAGAGTAACAGATGAAGAATATAGCGAGCAGCTAGATCGAATGAAGCAAGGTCTAATTCCAAACCTCAATGACCTTGGTGCAGTTAAGGCAGCACAGGATACACTAAAGCTATATGGAGATGAAGGCTAATGTCTGAAGATTACTATATTAGAGATATTGGCTTGCCAGATTTGGACAAGCAAGAGGATATCTTTAAGGCACAGGATCCGTTTAACAAGAGCTGGGATGATCTAAAGTCCCTAACTGGAATGGACAAGAACTTTAAGCGTCGTACTGACAGAATGGCAAAAGCCTATGATGTAGCAATTCCAAATGACGTAAGAACAGATTCAGCACTCTATCTAGATAGTGCTTTGGCTGTAAATCGTGGTGTTGACGGTGCCACTTCTAAGGAAATAAACCCAGGCACGGTTTATCGTAACGGCTACGGCATGTTTGATGTTATTACTCCTCCATGGAATCTGTATGAGCTGGCCAACTTCTATGACACCTCTTTTGCAAACCACGCAGCCATTGATGCCAAGGTAGAGAACATTGTTGGTCTTGGCTATGACTTCCATGTTTCTGATAGAACTATGATGGCCCTTGAGTCTAATGATAACGATTCAGCCAGGGACAAGGCACGTAAAAGAATTGAACGCATGAAGATTGAGATGCGTGACTGGATTGAAAACCTTAATGACGAAGAGTCTTTTACTAATGTCATGATGAAGGTCCTAACTGACTATGAGGCAACTGGAAACGGCTACCTTGAAATTGGTAGAACTATTCGTGGTGAGATCGGTTATGTTGGTCACATTCCAGCTACAACTATGCGTGTTCGTAGACTCAAAGATGGCTTTGTTCAGATTATTGGTCAAAAGGTTGTTTACTTTAGAAATTTCGGGGCAAAGAATGCAAACCCAATTACTGGTGACCCAAGACCAAATGAGATTATTCACTTTAAGCAGTATTCTCCACTAAACACTTATTACGGTATTCCAGATATTATGTCTGCAGTATCTTCCCTGCATGGAGATCAGCTGGCATCACAGTACAACATTGACTACTTTAGCAATAAGGCTGTGCCACGATATGTCGTAACACTAAAGGGTGCAAAGCTATCCTCTGAGGCAGAAGATAAACTGTTCAGATTTCTTCAGACAAATCTTAAGGGGCAGTCGCACAGAACCCTATACATCCCTCTTCCTGGGGACTCAGACACCAACAAGGTAGAGTTTGAGATGAAGCCAATTGAGAATGGGGTTCAGGAGGCATCTTTTAACGAGTACAGGCTACGCAACCGTGACGACATTCTGATTGCACACCAGGTGCCACTCTCCAAGATCGGAGGATCCGATGCTTCAAATATTGCTGCTTCACTTTCACAGGACCGTACCTTTAAAGAGCAGGTAGCTCGTCCAATGCAGCGGAATATCGAAAAGCTTATCAGCAGAATTATCAAGGAAAAGACAGACATTCTAGAGCTTAAGTTTAATGAGCTAACTCTAACTGATGAAATTACTCAGTCACAGATTCTTGAGCGTTATGTAAAGACCCAGATTATGGTTCCAAACGAGGCTAGAGAGGTTCTTGGTTTGCCTCAGAGATCAGATGGAGATGAGCCTTTCGAAATGTCATCTCGTCAGGCAGCAGATACTAGGGCTAACACGGCACAGAATAGACAGCGTGACGCTGAAAGAACTAATAACAACTCTGACAGCACTTCAACAGTTTCTGGACGAAATGCTCAGGGCGAAGGTAGTTCTTCAGAATAATGTGTTATAATTGTTTATTGGCAATTATAACAATTTCATAAAACGTGTATTATAATTAAGGTAGTATGACTATATCAAAGGTTCACTGGGACACCGAGGGCGAGAATGTTCGACTCTCGATGCCTTTCAGCAAGGTCGATTCTGAGAGACGTATTGTCTCAGGATTTGCCACACTTGATAACGTTGACAAGCAGTCAGATATTGTGACTACCGATGCATCTCTAAAGGCATTTGCAAAGTTCCGTGGCAACATTCGTGAAATGCACCAGCCACTATCTGTTGGCAAGATGGTTTCCTTTAAGGAAGACAAGTATTTTGATCCAGAGTCGAAGAAATTCTTCTCTGGTGTTTACGTTTCTGCCTATGTTTCAAAGGGTGCTCAGGACACTTGGGAAAAAGTTCTAGATGGAACCCTTTCTGGTTTCTCAATTGGTGGTCGTATGAACAAGTGGGACGACGCTTATGACGAGAAGATGGACAAGTCAATCAGGATTATCAAGGACTATGACTTAGTAGAGCTATCCCTTGTAGACAATCCTGCCAATCAGTTTGCTAACATTCTATCTGTAGAGAAAGTTGACGGTGTTGACATGATTAAGGGTGACAACCTAGATGTAGAGTTTGAAAATGTTTTTTGGGATAGCGAAAGCGGTATCGTAAAGGTATCAGAGCTAGACGCAGAAGTAAGTCCACTTAATGGCAGCCCAATGAAAAATATAGGTTTCGTTGAGAAGAACGATAACGAAAAAACAGAAATGATAAAGTTCTTAGTTGATAGTGCTAAAGGCATTAATCTT